TCACACCTTGATTTTATTTATTTCTATGAATAATTTATTGATGATCGTATCAGTGTAAGTATCAAAAGTAATATCTTTCATTTTGTGGCCAAGAATTCTTTTTCTACTAAAAACATCAACGTTATTTAATTGACATAAAGTAGTAAATGTAACCCTTGTATCATGCATGGTATGATTCATATTTAACTCTTTCATATATGGATTGAAACTAGTATCTTTAAAAACACTGTATGTATTATCAATAATTCTTTTTCTTTTCTTTAGCAGCAATTCAATTACAAAAGGTTTAATAAAATCATGGATTGGAATAACTCTGTTTCTTCCTGCATCTGTTTTTAAACCAGTAAAGAAATAGGATACTTTTCTTTCAATACCATCATCATTACAAACTTCATCAATATGAATGTCTTTTCTATCGATATTAAGCAATTCATTTGCTCGTAGGCCACTAAAAATATAAATGAGTATAATTTTAGCGATGTCGGTGTTTTCTTCTCTCAAACGCTTAATTTCATCATATGAGAAGGCATAATGCTTTTTACTTTCTTCATTCTTACCACAATTAATAAACTCAGTATAGTCATCATCACGATTAATATATTGATGAATAACTGCGTATTTGAAAATTTTAATACAAAGTACCTTCATATGGTTTTTGGTTCCTGTACCGCATTTATCATTATCAAAAATAAATTGTAAATCTTGCAAGTCAATGTCATTTATTTTTCTATTATATATTTTTTTAAAGTGTTTGATCCATGAATTATATCCAGCTTTTGATGATTTTGATAACAATGAAAACTCTTCTTCATTTAAAATATCAAAGATTCCTTTAAATGTTGGTATGTTATCTCTTTTAGCTTGTATTTTGTTGTATAAGTCATTGTTTAGCTCTTTAGCTTCATTCTTTGTTATTTCTCTATTAGAAGTCATGTGATAAAGAGATAGAGCATTTGAAGCTTCTAGTTCAGTTTCAAAAGTACCAATGGTTACTTGTTTCTTTCTACCAGTTAATAAGTCCCTATCATTGCTTAAAACCCTTGCACAGTAGGGCTTTCTTCTCTTTCCTGATAACTTAACTACAGTACCACTATTATTAGGTCTACGCTTGTATGTTGTCTTTCTAGCCATAATAAAAACACGTCCTTTCAATTTAATTTGCCTTGAACGTGCTCTATGTGGTAAAATTGAGTACGTAAAAGGACTTTTGAGATGGTTCTTTTTATTAAGGTATTGGTAGTACCTTATTTTACTCTCCTGTTGGTAGCAGGGGAGTTTTTTATTTTTCTTTTAATTGTTTTAATTTATCAATAAAATCATTAGGAAGGGATAATATTTCTAGTACACCTTTACCTGTAGACAATTCTAATTTTTCAAATCCTTCTAATATATTAATTATTTCGAATAGAAACATATCTTTATATCTTTTATTCAATAACGTCGCCATTATAATAATTACAGCAAACAAGTCATTTTTACCTATGCCGTTTAGGTAGTCTTTGTTGCTTATTAGGCCGTTGGATACAATCAGTACTTGATTTTTAGGCAATTCTTCTTTTATGTTGCCTGTAAATATCTTGTGTCCATGTGCAATGTTATTTCTATACCTTCTTAAAATGGTTAATCCTTTATTTAGAAATTCTTTTTTTTGATCTAGAGTTAAATCTTCATTATGTACTATGTTCTCACAAACATAATCTTTATTGACTGGTTTTAAAATGTTATACCATTTAATAGTCAACCCAAATGAAATACCATTAATAAGAATCCAACAAGGTAAATGGTTGTGATTGTTTTTATAGTGACGAATACTTTCATCTTTTGATTTAATTGTACTTTCTTTTATTTGGAATAAAATATTATCTCTTTGAGCATTATTTCTATAATTTTTTCTGTTCAAGTAATCAGTCGGTGTATTATAATTATTAAGCTTCGTTTCTACACCATAGTTTTCTGAAACAGTGTATGATATTTTTGATTTTAATGATTTTTCTATTAATAAAATGTATTTAAAAATTATATTATTGATAAGTGTATCAAATGTATGCAGGGAATAAAACTCATAAAACGGAATAGGAATGGTAAATTTATCATTCTCATCGTAAGGATATAAGTTTTTATAACCGTTTATTAAGTCATAGTATGTTAAATCTGATAATAATTCTTTAGTTGCTTCATCATTGGTAATAATTACATTTCGTTCTCTCAAGAGCTCTATAAGTTCGTTATAAGTCTTAAAAGGTTTATCGTATGTGATAGTAGTATCCATATAAAGTAAAAACCCCCAATCTTACGATAGGGAGTTCACTAGTCGCATCGAATGCAACCATTTCTGTTCCCTATCATTATATACAGTTAATTTTAAATTATCAACCTTTTTTGAATTACCAATTTGCTTTTTTTACAGGATCACCAATTTGCACAGTATTTTTATTATCAAGATCAATTGGACTTATTTGTTTTTCGTTAACCGATATTTGTTTATAACCAGAAAATACTTCTTGATCAGTAATAGGTGGTATTATCCCAAAAGAAGCTTTTTGATAAATTGCATCAGTTTTACAAATAGAATAATTATCAGTTGTTGTGATAACATTTAAAGTAGCTTTATCATATTCGTATACACCTAAATCTGTTCCATCAAGATCTTTTATCGTATCACCAGTAGTATAAACGATAACTTTATCACCAACAGTTAAATAAAAATTGCCTACATTTATAATGATTTCAGTATCGTCAATAATTCTAATAACTTGACCTAGACAATCAGGTCCGTAGTTTTTTGTATCTTTCATAATGTTTCTCCTTACTTCTTAATTTTCTTTGCAATTCTACTTATAACACAATCATTCTTTTGATTGGTTTCTTTTAATAATTTAATGATTTCTTGATTTTGCTTTTTTAATTCTTCAATTTCGCCATGTAAATCTTCTAGCTGTTGAATTAAGTTTTCATTTTGGTCATTTGCTTTCTTTTGATCATGGTAATTTATAGCATAGATAACTAATGAAAACGCAAATGATAAAAGCGCTACTGATGTCGAAAGTTTATTGGTGTCTGCAACACATCCATTTTCGACAAAAAATATGCCGAATAAATATATAATAGCTACTATAACAACTATAAAAGCTACATAGTCTGAAAAAGTTCTTTTTTTATTTTTTTTCTTTTCCATATCCTAATCCTCCCAATTGTGTTTTTTTAATCATTAAATATGTTGCTTGATTTTATAATTAATGCCTGTAGTTCATCTTTAAGCGTATTAACTACTTTATCAGTCATATCAGCATAATCTTCTGATGATATTTTAATATTTATATCTTTGCTGCTTAGTTCATAGATAGTATCATTGTTGTCAGTATCTTCATTTTGAATTGTTCTATAGTTCCATCCAATCGATTCAAATAAATAATAAAAAGCATTCATTCTTGCACAAAACATATCGCTTTCTCGGTCCCATTTTTCATTAAATTTATTTTTTAAATATTTTTTTATACTAGCTAGAATATTATCATAGCTAAGATCAGTAGGGGACTTTATTTTTAAATCAAGAAACATGCTTTTTATAACATCTAAAGGCAAATTTAGCTCTTTGCTAGCAGATTTCAAATATTCTTCTAATTCTTCCCCAAACATAATACTTCCAACTTTATTATCAATTGGG